GTGCGCCTGGTCCGAGTAGGGATACAAGAACGAATCGCCACTTTCTTACCAATCCCATGGAGGGGAGAAGGTAAGCGATCGCAGCGAGAACGGATTGCCCCGAGATTTCCCAACCTCGACGCAAGGCCACGTCAACCAAGACTCTAAGTCCTGAGAGACGCGTCCCCGCGAGGAGGATGAGAGACCCCGGCATACCAGTGACTTCTTGTCCTTTCCGGAAATGCCGCTTGGCAAATTCGGCGGCTCCAGTTCCCACTAACGACTTTTGGTCATTAATGGTGACATGGAACCACGACATTAAGTCACGGTACTCCTCAGCTACATCATCATCGGCAATGACTATGTCATCACCGAGGAGAACGTAGCCTTGGAACAACCTGTCCCGCCCCGCCCGCATGGCAGCTATTTGGACCACAACATGGTGAGCCAGCGCAAAGCTGGCCCACGATGAAAGTGTGCCCATAGGCTGTCCTGCGGAGTAGCGATAAGCGGCGCCCTTGTACCAATAGTCTCGCGCTGTGAGAAGGTGCAACCATAAGGCCGCTGCCCGATCTCCTATAAGGACGCTCAAGACCATGGCAATGAAGCCTCCCGGAAAGCGATCTGTGGCCGCGCTCAAATCGAAGCAATAAAGCTTTTGGTTTGTCGCAGTCCATTTCGCAACCCGGTTAGCTGCTTTGCCTTGATCCCAGGTCCCGTCCATAGGGAGTTTCCGTAAAACCTTCATCAGGTAATCGTGAAGCCCCTTACAGACGGTCTGGGTCCAGTAATCCGAAATGGCGAAAACCCTCTTCTTTCCACAAGGTTCGTCCTTCACGCCAAGCTTCCCTAAAGAAGCGAAGCGCTGGGGCAGGACCCGCAGGAGAAAAGGGAGTTCCGTCACTAGGTTTCCTGTGACAAGAGCGAGGGCCTCTACACGGCTAATGAGGGACGGTACACCAAGGAGTTGAGCAAACTCCTTGAACGTAACCCAAAGGTCGCTTCCCTGCAAAGCAAAGGCGTCCCAATGGGCAGCTAACGTCGCGTGACCGTTAGGACCCTGACGATTGGATTTCAAACCAACCGCAGGATTCTTCGGTGCGACGTAAGCCCGTACCCCAAGCCACTTAAGGGCCAAACGCACCTCTTTCATCATCCGATTCCTCTTACTTTGGGAAGGGTCCCATTTCGTAGGATCGGTAATGTTGGAGAAGCGAATGACCCCCTTATGGTAGACGGTCCTTACAAATCCCAAGAGAGTAAGGGCAGCCCGAATGGCAGCGTTGTTGCCATCCAGTATTCCCTTCCGGATCACTCCGGGCAGGATACTGGGTAGGCCCTTTATCAATCCTACACTGGATCTCCTTTGTGGAGACCCAGCTAGGTATTGTAAAAGGCAACGCTGACACTCCTTCAGGTACATTCCCAGACCTACTTTACCTCTTGCCCGGTGTATTTTCGATACCCGAGCGAAGAACGTAGATGTAGTGTCTAGGAAACCCACGGGCAGCCCCAGAGCGCCTAGGATAAAGCTGTAAAGCTTCACCCAGGAGTGCTCGAATGCTGCAGACATAGGCCCTTTTGGCATTCTTAAATAAGTATCTTTGATTAATTTCATTGTATTTATATTAAGTTGTTAAATGGGTCTACTCCGTGCCACGGCTCAAGACTAGACGACCAAGGAGCATCGCTGTCGCCAAGAGGCGCGGCCATGGGGTCCAACGGGGAGTAGCCGGGACGTTTCCATCTAAGGAACTCTCGGTGGTATCCCAATCCTACTCGATCAGACACCTAATACGCTCTTACGAACATACTTCGGTATGAGGTCTTTCAGACCGGGCCCGTGAGACGCCCGCCGCTGGCTTGTAGCCAGCGGCT